AATGGGAGCGAAAGCAGATTCAATAAGACAAGCTAAAAAATTTTTAGAAAATAAAAAAATCTCTATTAAAAAAGTTAAACCACATTTGTTTGCTATTGCTTCAAATGGATTAAAAAAAAATTTTGAAGCAACATTAAATTATTTTGTGAAAGGAAGTAATGGAACGCCTAATACAAGCGATCAAGAAAAAAATAAAAGAACATAAACAAGAATTAAGTAATAATCTATTATCTAAAGGTGTAGAAAATCTTCCTGAATTTAAACGTGTCTATGGATATGGACAAGGTTTAGATAAATCACTTGAAATAATTAATGAATTAATTGAAAAATATAAAACAGGAGAAATAGAAGATGATATATAATGATATATGGGCAACTGATAATGATATACCTACACCCGAAAAAGTACCACAACCTGTAGGTTATAGAATATTAATAAGACCTAGAGGAGTAATAGAAAAAACAAAAGGTGGTATTATATTGACTGATTCAAGCAAAGATAGTCAATCTTATTTAAATAGTGTAGGTAAAATAATAGCAATGGGATCAGAATGTTATAGTGATAGAAAACAACCTTGGTGTAAAGTAGATGATTGGGTTATTTTTGGTAGATATGCAGGTGCAAGAATTTCTGTACAAAAGGTTAAAATGGTGTTATTAAATGATGATGAGATTATTGCAACTCTGGAAAGTCCAGATATAATAACTCAACAATTATAATAAACATTAACATAAGTTAATGCCAACATAGGAGATACTATGCCTGAGAATGAAAAAGAAAAAAAAGAATTAGAAGTAAAACTTGATGATGTTGTAGAAGGACAAGAGGTAGATGTACCTTTAAATCCATTAGAAAAGTTACAACAAGAACAAGAAAAACCTTCTAGTGAAAGTGAAAAAGAAGAAGAAGATAAACAAACTTATAAAAAAGAAAAAGATCATAGGAGTGATATATCTTATGAAAATGAAGTAAAATATGATGTAGAAACTAAACCTACTGAAAAAATACCTTCATATTCAGAAGATTTACCTTATTCTGTTAAAGTTCGTAAAAGAATTCAGAAAGAAGTAGCAAAAAGAGCAGAAGCTGAACAAAGAAATGTTGATTTAGAACAAAAAATATCAATGATGGAAAAAAGAACTTATGATATGGCTAATAAATCACTTTCTAATCAAGCTACTGCGGTATCAAATGAACTAAAATCAGCAATTGAAGAAGGAAATACAGATAAACAAGTAAAATTGTATGAAAATCTTGCTGAAATTAGAAGTCAAATAACAAAAACTGAAGATTATGCTGCTAGAGTACCTAAAGTTAAGGAGAAAAAAGATAAAGCTCCACCTTTAGCTTCTGAATGGGTAAAAGAAAATTCACTATGGTTTAATAAACCAGGCTACAGAAAAGAAACTGCAATGGCTTATGGAATTGATGCTGAATTAACTGAAGAAGGTTGGGATGTGCATGATCCTGGTTATTATGATGAGATGACTAAAAGATTAAAAGCAAGTGGTCTTAATTATTTTAATAAAGCAGAAGAAAACACTTCCAAAAGTAATCAAAATGTAGTACAAAAAACTAACAGAGTGCAATCTCCGGTTGCTGGAGTTTCTCGTAAAAAAGGAACCAGTAGTAATAGAGTTAAGCTCACAGGTGATGATCTTGCCACTGCTAAAACCTTTGGTATTAACATTAACGATGATGCAGCACTAAAACGATTTGCTAAAGAAGTAAAAGACTTTAGTGATTCAAATACAGGAACAACGTAAAGGAGCCTGACATGAATAAAACAAATAAAATAAACAATGAAACTAGAGTAGAAAAATCTGCAACAGTTTCAAAATGGCGACCTAGTAACTTATTAGAAGCGCCTGATCCACGACCTGGCATGAAACAAAGATGGATTGCCACTATGGTCTTGGGACAGGAAACGCCGACAAATGTAGCTAAACGATTGAGAGAAGGTTGGCAACCAAGAGACATTAAAACTGTCAAAGATGGTCAACACTTTCCAACGATAGAACATGGCAAGTTTATTGGATGTATAGGTATAGAAGGAATGGTACTCTGTGAAATGCCAGAAGCAATGGTAACTCAGCGTAATGAATATTACGCAAAAATGACTGAAAGTTTAATGACTTCAGTTGCTCAAGATATGAATAGAGTAGAATCACCTGGACAACCCATACAAAGGTCTTATAAAAGTTCTGTTACTAGAGGTGGCTTTAAAGAGTAACAAACTAACTATGGAGACAAATAACTATGGCAAACGTAGATGCACCTAACGGTTTTACACCGTTAAGACATTTAACAGGCGGTGTTATTCGTGCTAATGAATATCCTATTGCAAACAGCTATGCAGCTAATCTTGCAAGTGGTGATATTGTTGCACTTCATACCGATGGTACAATCATCAGAGGAACTGCGGGCGGAGTAGTGCTCGGAGTTTTTGATGGTGTTGAATACATCGATAATGACACAGGCGATGTTAAATTTAAGAAAGTTTGGAACAATGCAACAACTGCTAAATCGAATGAACCGATTAAAGCATATGTTTACGATGATCCAAATATAACATATAAGATTCAATGTAATGGAACTTTCGCAAACGCAAATGTTGGCGAATTAGCAAATATTACTATTGGAACTTTTAATTCAACCTATGGACATTCAACTGACGAATTGGATATCTCAACTCTTGCAGCAACTGCAAAATCATTGAGAATCCTTCGTTTAATTGATTATCCTAAAAATGCAGTTGGCGCTGATGCTGATGTAGAAGTAGTAATCAATCTATCTCTATATGGTACTCGTCAAGCTGGTATTTAACCTTAACAATAGGAGTTAAAAAATGGCTTTAAATAGAGCACTTTTTACCAAACAGCTCAATCTAGGTTTAAATACCGTGTTTGGTATGGAATATGATAGATATCCAGAACAATGGAGAGCTTTATATTCTACAGAGCAATCAATGAAAGCATTCGAAGAAGATGTACAAATGATCGGATTCGGAGCTGCACCAACTAAAGCTGAAGGTGCCATGATCAATTATGATTCTGGCAGAGAAGGCTTTGTTTCTAGGTATGTGCATGAAACTGTCGCTTTAGCATTCGCAATAACTGAGGAAGCTGAAGAAGATGGCTTGTACGGTTCTCTAGGCGCTAAATACGCAAGAGCACTAGCAAGATCAATGCAACAAACTAAAGAAATAAAAGGCGCAAATGTTTTCAATAACGCAACTGGCACATCAGTTGGTGGAGATGGAGTATCATTATTAAATGCTTCTCACCCACTAGGTGGTGGCGGTACTGCTTCTAACACATTATCTACTGCTGCAGATTTATCTGAAACGTCTTTAGAGACAATTTTAGTTCAAATCTCAACAGCTGTTGATGACAGAAGTATACCTGTTGCTTTATCAGGAAGAAAACTTGCGGTTCCACCTCAATTGGTGTTTATTGCAGAAAGAATCCTTAAGTCTAATTTAAGACCGGGAACTGCTGACAATGACATCAATGCACTTAGAAATATGGGTATGATCCCTGAAGGTGTTGTAGTAAATCAAAGATTTACTGACCCTGATCAATACTTCATATTAACTGATTGCCCAGATGGAATGAAACACTTCCTTAGAGCACCAATCAAAAAAGCTGTAGAAGGCGATTTTGAAACTGGTAATTTAAGATACAAAGTTAGAGAAAGATATTCTTTCGGTTTTACTGACTGGAGAGGTGTATACGGTTCCGAAGGAGCTGCATAATAACTAATCAATGCTAGGCGCTTCGGCGCCTAGTAACCCAAACGACTGTGAAAGCAGACTATTTTTAAAAGGAGGATAGACTTATGGGAACAACAACATTTTCGGGTCCAGTAAAAGCTGGAACGATAAGAGAAACAACAGGAACTACTGTAGGTTCTGATATCAAAAACGTTGGTTTTGTAGAAATGTCACAATCAAAATCAATAACTTTGAGCGGAGCAAGTGCAAATACTACAGTAGGTGTTATTCCGGCAAACTCACAAATAACTGATGTTACAATGGATGTCATCATC